CAGGCACAGTCACTTGAGACGAGGAAGTTTCAGGTCGTTGAGATAGCCAGGTTCTTCGGAGTACCCTTACACCTTGTAATGGATCTGGATAAGGCAACATTTTCTAACATCGAACATCAGGATATTGAGTTTGTGAAGTACCACTTAAGGCCTTGGCTGGTTTTCTGGGAACAGGAAATGCGTAAAAGCCTTTTCCTTGTTTCTCAAAGAAAAACATATTTTGCGGAATTTGATGTCGACGGGCTTCTAAGGGGCGATGCTTTATCGAGAGCTCAGGCAAACGAGATCAAGAGACGTAACGGAGTGCTTAATGCGGATGAATGGCGCGCCATGGATAACCTAAACGAGATCGAAGACGGATCCGGAAAGATCTATTTTGTGCCGCTTAACTGGATACAGATGGGCAATGAACCTTACTATGGTGCTCCTGTTGAAGATTCTCCCGAGCCGGAGTCTGATCCTGACCCGCAAAGCAGAACAATGGACCTGGGAGACGAAAAACGAGCAAGCAAAGGCGCTATCACACGACAGAACATAACAAGGTCGTATCAAAAGGTGATCGGTGATTATGTACTCCAGGTGGTAAAGCGCGAACGAGCAGATATCATGAGACAAGCTGAAAAAATGTTAAAGAACAGAGGGCTCGAAGATTTTAAGGTTTGGATGGAGACATTTTATCGCGACAACTACGACTTTGCATACAAAAAGTTTTATCCGTCGATGTCTTCACTTGCAGAAGCTATATATGCCTCAGCTGCGGACCAGGTCAACATGGATACCAAGTCGACGGAAGATATGATCACATTTGTCGATGACTATGTTGGCAAGGCTACCGGAAGGTATATCTCAAGATCCAAAGGACAGTTGATGGCACTGGTAAATCAATCCACATCCGATGATGAACTGATCACATCGCTTGAAGAACGATTTGATGACTGGGAAGAGAAACGACCTTTACGAGTAGCAAGAGAAGAGAGTGTGGGCATCAACGGATCTGTTTCCCGGTTTGCTTTTAAGGCAGCCGGATTTACAAAATTAGTATGGCGTAACACCGGAAGCAAGACCTGCCCTTTTTGCGAGCAGTTAGACGGTAAAGTGGTTGGGATCGAGGATCCCTTTATAGGTGTTGGTGAAGATATAACGGCAAGTGACGGATCAGGAATGAAGGTATACGGAGCAAAGCTCAACCCACCGATACATGATGGATGTCAGTGCAGCGTGGATCCGGGCTGATAAATATAAAAAGGAGGTAATAAGATGCCTAAAATAGATGAATTAAAAGGACTTCTGCCGCAAAAAGAAATCCGGTATGTAACTACTACATTGGAAGTCAGGGATACTGATGACAAAAAGAGATACATCGAAGGCTACGCCGCAAGGTTTGAGAGCCTGTCAGAAAAGCTTTTGTTCTTTCGGGAAAAAATAAGGGCCGGAGCTTTCCAGGAAACTTTGAGGAATCACAACCAAATAGTCCTGTGGAATCATGATACAAATATTGTCCTGGGAAACAGGAGCGCGGGAACAGCTGAACTGATGGAAGACGATAAAGGGCTTTTCTTTAGAAACTGGCTTCCGGACACACAGGCGGGCAGGGATGCATATGAGTCTATTAAGCGCGGAGATGTTGCAGGTGTATCTTTTGGGTTTACTCCAATCACGGACGAATGGGACGAATCAAATCCACAGGATATTATAAGAACCCTGGTAAAGGTAAGACTTTACGAAGTAAGTCCGACACCTTTCCCGGCTTATCCGCAAACAAGTGTTAATTCGAGATCTATCGAAGATGCTTATAATAAATATTTGGCTGCAATCCAGGGGGATAGCAACCAAGATCGTGCCTATCAGGGGATTAGGCGCAAAAAGCTAGATCTACTAAATAAACTATACGGAGGTAAATAATATGGAAAAAATCTTGGAAATGAAGAATGAGCTCGGCAAACTGGTCAAACAGTCCAGAGATCTTTTAGATCTGGCCGAAAAAGAGAAAAGAAGTTTCACAGCGGACGAGGACACGAATTATAAAAAAATGGAAGCGCGTATGGATGAACTCCAGGAATCTATACAAAGAGAAGAGAGACAGCTTGAAAGGGAAAGATCCCTTGGACAGACCAAGGATCCCGATCCCAAGCCTGCTGATCCTGAAAAGCTAGATACCAGGGCAGCTTTTAATAAGTTTTTGCTTAATGGTATGAACTCTCTTTCCTCTGAAGAAGCAAGGGCCATGCAGGCAGACAGTGATACCGGTGGTGGATATCTAATCACTCCGCAGACTATTGTTATGGAGCTCCTTAAGAATATTGACGATATGACAGTGATCAAAACTTTGTCCAGGGTGATCCCTCTGACGACCGCAAAGAGTCTGGGCGTTCCCACACTCGATACTGATGTTGATGATGCCGACTGGACCGCAGAACTTAAGACCGGCTCCGAGACCGACATTGCCTTTGGTAAGAGGGTACTTTATCCGAAACCTTTGGCTAAGAGAGTCAAACTATCCAACACGCTTATGAGACAGGCAGCACTTTCACCTGAGCAGCTTGTAAGGGAAAGACTTGCCTATAAGTTTGGAGTGACCGAAGAGAAAGCATACATGACCGGAGATGGTGTGACGAAACCTCTCGGTGTGTTTACTGCCAGTGCTGACGGTATTTCTACCGGTAGAGATATATCCGAGGGCAATACCGCAACAAAGATAATGCCTGACGGGCTTATCAATGCTAAGTACAAACTCAAAGCCGGATACCTTACCAGGGCAAGATGGATCTTCCATCGCGACGCCATAAGAGATATCCGCAAACTCAAAGACGGAAACGGACAGTATATATGGCAGCCTGGACTTGCAGGTGGAGCTCCCGACAGGATACTTGATATCCCGTTCCTGATGAGCGAATATGCTCCTAATACCTTTACATCTGCTGAGTATGTAGGTATCCTGGGTGACTTTAGCCACTACTGGATCGCAGTAGCACTTGACATGCAGATGATCAGGCTCAGCGAGCTGTACGCAGAAACCAACCAGACCGGCTTTATTGGAAGAATGGAAATCGATGCAATGCCGGCACTTGAAGAAGCCTTTGTAAGAGTCAAGCTCGGATAAATTCCGGGCTTTTCTCTACCTAAAAATTTTACAGGAGGTAAATAATATGAATCTAAGTAATGAAATCGTAGTAACCCGTGTTGCTGCATATAAGGACACGGAAGATACCACTGATGTAACCGGTGCAGATCTCGACTTTACCGGGTACGAGGGAGTGTTGTTTTTTGGGTACATGGCTAAGAAGACCGCAACAACGAACAAAAATACCCTGGTAATCTATCAAAAGGATGATGACGGAAACTATACAGCGCTGACAGGAGCGGTAGCAGAGTGCACCGTAGATGCACAAGTGATCGCGGTTGACGTATATCGTCCGCTTGAGGCACAGGGTAAAATCCTGAGAGCCGTACTTGATATCGATACTGCAAGCAAGTCAGGCGATCTTTATGCCATAAAGTACAACGGTAGAGTTCAGCCGGAAGACTTTGCTGATGTGGTGACTCTTGTTATCAGTCCGGAAGTAAGCGCGTAATCTTATCCTTGATTGCTCTGGGGAATAGGCCATAGGCCATGTGGGCTTATGGCTCCCCACCAAATAAAAACAGGAGGAAAAATATATGGGATATAACACTTCAAATTACCGCGAACAGGGTGGTGCAAAATGGGTAGTAGGAGGGGAACTGGAGATAACCGGTACCCTTACTGCTGCCGAGAAAATAGAAGCTGCTCATCTGGCAGCTGATGCGGTCACAGAAGAAAAAGTAGCAGACGGAGCGATCACTGCTGATAAACTTGCAGAGGGAGCAGCTCTTGCCGCCATCATATCTGCAGGAGCCGGTGCAGCCGCAGCCTATGCAAAAACGACTGACGGAGCACAAACGCTTGTAGCTGCTAGCGAGGCAGGAGTGACCAAGGTGGCAGTGATCCTTGTAGTAGTCACTGAAAAATTCGAGACGAAGAATACAGGAACCGACACTCAGCCGGTATTTGTAATCGGTGAAACGGACTCGACAAATAAGTTTATGGCCAACAGCGTACTAGTAGATGCAGATGTCGGAGATATTTTTGTTTTTGCCGGTACTCTTACCGCAGAAAAGGCACTACTTGTTACCGGAACTCCCGCAGTGGATACGGGTACCGGTGCTATAAATGTAACAGCTCTCGTAGTGGAAAACACAAACCAGGAATAACACAAAGACGGGCAGCTTCGGCTGCCCTCTCTACTTAAAATAACAAAGGAGGCCGAAAAAAATGGCTGTTGTTAAACTTAGTCAAATAGAAAGATTTATTGGTACTGCAGCAGAAATGCTGTTGTATGATACGACCGGCATACCTGTGGGTTCTAC